TGGATATAAGAGACGCTTTACTTCTGATGGTCTCGGTTGCAGAAGTGTGAGGAATCGTAAAGTTTTATCTTGGTTTCCTAACTTATTTAGTATAATACAATCTTAATAAAAGGTCAATCAGTATAAATACTCATCTTTATTTTTTTCTAAATAATTAAAATTGCTTCCCATCAATGTCAAGGGAATGGAATAATCCTACCAGAGAACCCTGGAATGGACCTATACACAGAATTCTAAAGGCAGTTGATAATCATACAAAATTATACCTTGAAACTGGTGATAAGTGGCACGAAGAGAAGGCACAGATATTAAGAGAATATGTTTCAGATCTTAAGGACTGGATTATTGAGGAAGAAAGATTATAGATAAATACTTGTATCCATACATATACGAAAAATGAAGAAACTTCTATTAGTTCTTTCATTATTCCTTACTATTCCTGTTTTTGCAGGTGAAATTACATCAAAGATTACTGATTCTATACAACTAAACGTACAGGGTGCTGCGATACAAACAGAAAAAATTGGAAGTTCCTACTCGGCATCAGGAACTAATGTAAATGTTACAACCCTGGGGGGATTGACTGGCGGTACATCAAGTGCAGCTGCAACAATGTCTTCTGGTTCTTATGCTATCAATACCAACGGGCAAGCATTTACTTTTTCTGAAGCACTAACGGTTGGTGATAGTACCACATCAACACAATCTGTTGCTGCTGGTGTTATTGGAACACCTACCTTGTATGGTAAAAATACCACACAAGCAGCAGGAGACAAAGGTACTCTTGCTGGTACATTATCGCCTACTGGTATTTCTAATATTACTGCTGGTGGTGCTGGAACTTCGGCAACAGCACAACGTACTATTGAATTAAGCGTATTCAAATGAGACACTTAACTCCCATTCTGCTTTTAGCAGTGGGAGTCATTTGTACTCCTGCTTATGCTGAAAGTGTAGTTCCTAATTTCACAAGAGGAACAATTAATTCAACTACAGACACTCAAACAAAAATCGTAGAAGTTATTCGCCAAGTTGAATATACAACTGGCACATCTTATACTGTAACTGGAACCAATATCAACATTCCTGGAAGTCCTAAACCAGGAACAAGCTATACTATTATGAATCAAGGTGCTCCGTTCCAATTTAGTGAGACATATCTCGGACCTGGAATTGCGAAGGAAACATGGATAGACAGAACTACGGATCAAAAATCTTCAACAACCTCAATATCTGTATTTACGCAGTAATAATTTCTTTATTAACTGCATCAGGTAAAGCACAGCAAGCACCCTCTAATACAAACATAGCAGGACCAAGTGCTTCTGCAAGTGGCAGTGTAGTGAATCAGGCAGTACAGGTTCTTCAAGGTCCCTACTCAACTAATACTTATGGTGGTGGAGTTTCTTGTCAGGGTCCTACGTTCTCATTATCACCATTTATTTTGGGGAATATGAATGGAAGTAGAGATCCAGCAGCATTTCAAACTCATAGTGCTAATGGTGGATTATCAATGGGATTTAACTTTCCTCTTGATGGATCTCTACAAGAGTTATGTAAAGACAGGGTTCGTATAGAAATTGCAAGACAAAGTGCAGAAACCTCAAAAGCACGTCTTGATTTTGAACTTGTAAGAGCACTCAAGTGCCTAGAGTTTATTAAATCTGGTGGGTTCTTTCACCCAGAAAGTCTTTATGGAAAAATATGTGCCGATATAATTGGGCCATCTCCTAATGGATACTTGATGACTGGAAATGGTACAGTTTTTCCAAAAAATAAATAATCATATAAAATTATAAATTTATGATGAACATAACGTTACCGAAAGAAGTGATCCTGAGGGCAGTTAAGAACTGTGTTGCAGTTTATGCTGACAAGAACGATTTTATTGTAGACAAAAGTATTCCTGGTTATTGTATTCTTTCTATTGAAGGAACCAATGAGACATCAGACTGGGCAACTAATCTAAGATTTTTATTCCGTAGTGAGGATACTCACAGAGGATTTAAAGTTAATGCAACCAGAACTATTACGGAATTGGTTCTGAACTATGAGTCACTAGAGAAAGGTAGAAAACTTATTCTTTCAGGGCACTCTCTTGGTGGTGCTACTGCTACTGTTATTGCGGACCTTATGCTTCCTTCTGCACCAGATCTAGCAATCATTACAATTGGATCTCCTCGTCCAGGTGGTAGAAAACTCAAGGATAGATTAAAGAATACAGAGCATCTTCGTTTCGTTCATGGGAATGATGTTGTTCCAACTACACCACCTTGGATTAATGGGTACATACATACTCATGATGAAATTCATTTAGAAGATATTAATGATAAAAGATTTGATGGTGTGGAAGATCATAATGCTGTCTATTATTACAACGCAATTGAGAAGTTACTAAAATGAGAAACATTGCATTAGTTTTTTCTACATTAAGTTTAGTTTTGAGTGGTGCTTTGTGTGTTGGTGCTTATGTTACCTACAAGAAAGCAGAAGCAATTCTCAACAATCCAGAAGAGTTTGTGGGTGCTGTGGTAGAGAAGCAAGTGGCAAAAGCATTGGAAAAACTACCCATTCCTAAACTAAATATTAAGGAATTTAAGATGCCCTTCTAATGGATAAAGATCCTTATATTTACAGAGTAAAGGAAGTATTAAAAATAGTTGATGGTGACACAATAGATGCGAACATTGATTTGGGTTTTGATATCTCTCTTACTAAGCGAGTACGCCTTAATGGTATTGATACTCCAGAGAGTCGTACCACAGACCTTAAAGAAAAAACACTTGGATTAGAAGTCAAAGAATGGCTCAAGCATAAGTTAGAAGGTGCTAAAGATATTCTAATCAAAACACAATTACCTGATAGTACCGAAAAATATGGTAGAATTCTTGGTAATTTGTATATTAATAATGAATCATTATCGCTCAATGAGCAAATGGTCAATGCTGGATATGCTTGGTCGTATAAAGGTGACGCTAAAATAAAAGATTTTGCTCTATTGGAAGCAAAAAGAAAAAAATAATTAAGTATTGTTTGCTTTTTTATATTGATCTTGTTTTGCTTTCTTCTGTTCCTTTTTAAATAACTTTAGATTTTTCTTATCTAACTCGGCAGTAAAGTAGAGTTGTAATTCATAATGAGTAAGGTCTCTATTCAAGAGTTTCTTACCCCTTATAAGTATCTGTTGAACGATAGGTTTCATCTTTGCTACCATCCATTCAACCAAAGATTTGCCAAGCAGAGCCGCAGCAACAGAAGCAGTAGCAGTGGTGCCAGCAAGAATAACTTGTTCTCTCGGTGGTATTGGAACTTGCCCGATGATTGGTACTTCAATTACAGGAACTCCAAGATTAGTGTTTACAGAAAGTTCTGTATTTTTACGAGTATCTTGTTGAGTATCTTGGTCTTGGTTTTTTTGTGGTAATAACTGCCGAAGTTGTGGAAGTATTACAGGTGGAGGAGAATCAGAAAGTTTTCTTTCTTTTTCTTTTTCTTTTTCCTCTTCTTCTTTCTTTTTTTGATCTGATTTGATAGCAGAATCAACCTGTGGTTGAGTTGGAATATCAAACACAGGATATTTTAGAGTTGGATTTGGAGCATCAAATACTGGACGTTCTAAACTATTTGTAAGTGGTATTGGAAGTCTCTTATCTACCAACTGGGAAGGTAGTATTGATGATTGTGGTAATTCTTGTATTGCATTCTGAACAACCTGCGATTTCCTTTGGGGCAATATTTCAGGTGCTTGTGATGAAGGTATACTTTCATTTCGCAATGAAGGAATCAATGATGAGTTCTGTGTTGGAATTCCTTGGATTCCTTCCAGTTTTGGTATCGGCATCTTACCTTACTATTAGATATTATGCTCTTGTGCGAGGTTGAACTTGACCTTCCAGAACCTCAACTCTTTCTTCAAGAGATACTTCTTCAATATAATGTGTTGGGGGAGATTCTATCACAAACTCTTTACGGGGTTCTTCTTTTTTTTCGTCATCTTCCTCTCCACTTTTTTTCATAGTGTTGATACCGAAGGTTGCGGCAGATGCGGTGAATACTGTTGCAATAAATGTAGGGTCCATTTTGGTAAACATACCAGCATAACTTGCAGTAA